AGATCCACAAGCCTTTAGTCGATCGGCCAGGTCAGTCATGGCGAAAGCGTTAGGTCGGCTTTTGTTGAAAATCACTTCGTCGCCTTGCAGCAACAGTTCCTGCACCAGTTGCGTCAACGGGCTTCCAGGTTCGATAGGCGAGCCGGGCGGCCCCACGTGGCGAGCAAGAAAAATTGGCGCGCCGGCCCTGCGGGCTTTATTCAACAGACTATTCAACGTATTCAGCAGCGCCTCACCAGCCCATGGTTCATCCGGGCCATGAAACAATCCAACCTGCATATCGAGAATCAACAGTGCATGCATAGTGCTTTTCCTTGCGTTTGGACCAGAGACACAAGGGCAAAAGAAAAGGCCCTTTCCATCACTGGCGGGCCTTTGAAGTTCGTGCGTTATTGGCTCACGACACCTCTCACGACCCGCCTCGGGCAGTCGTAGTCGTGGTAGTGGTCGAGGCAGTGCGTAGCTGATTCATAAGCGGACAGTATCTGCACGGTGCCTGGTTGGCAAGGGGACAAGATCTACGCTATGGCTACTTCTTGTATTGCTCATTGAGGTCCGCTTTTGGCCGAATTCTGCCGTTGCTGATCGGCAGCTATGCGTCGAAAGCGGCGTGTGTGCGCTCACAATCAACCACAGCCAACTTTCGTAACGATGGCAGCGAGTGCGCAAAAGGCCACCATTCAAACCCTTATGCTAGGCGGTTACCATCCGCTCTCTGCAATGACATGGAACAGGGAAATCAGCACTGCTAACAGGAATTGTCCTACAGCCAGCGCTTGTGCTTCCCGTTAACGTCATTCTGCCCCAGCCTCAGGCCGGGAACCTCCAAGGACGAACAAGGACGCTGCATGAGCGGTTATGTACCCAACCCGCCGAAAGGCTATAGCTATAGCGGCGGCGAGCCTGTCGATACCCACGCCCAGCGTTGGGCGGAATACAAAGACCTTGCACCGGAACCAGAAGACAAGCCCGACACCATGGGCTGTGTGTTTGCGAAGAGCTGCAACCTTCCTGACGGCGTAATCAATCACAAAAACCCAGCCGGATTTGTGCCCGTTGAGAAACTGGCCGACTACGGACTGTGGGCTGTGCTTGGCACCGGGGCAGCGATTACCGCCGAAGGCACTCCACTACAGCTGGTGGGCGGGTCTGCTAGTGGCAGTGCCATTGCTGAACGTCTTGGCGGGTCGCTGTCACTGGGCCTGCTGAAAGGATCAGGCGTTGTTGCTGCTGGCTTTGTAATGGGCACCGTTGGAATGCTGATACCGAACACCAGCATTTCGCCCGACAGCGCCTTCTACACCAACGACCAATACGCAACGCTTGAAGCTGGCCGCACACGTGTCCGCGTCAACGTGAAGACTTTGCCGGATGGCTCCGTTAACGCTTACGGCTTCTACACGGGCGGCAAAACGGACTGGGAAAATGTCCCTGTCATCAAGGGCGTCAAGGACGGTGATAAATTCGTTGCTGACATCGGCAACGGGATTGGACTCACTTGGACGCCAGCGGCAAGTCCTGATGGTGTACTGGGTATTCCTGCACTGGAAGGCGCCCCACAGTTGCCACCTGTCTGGGTGTATCCACCGACTGCACAATCTGACACGGTGCTGGCGAACCCTGCACATCCTCCCGAGTTCCAAGATGCAATTATCTGGTTCCCTGACTCGGGCATTGAGCCAATCTATATTGTGCTCAGCACACAGTTGGAGAAGAACAAGGAGCAGGGCAAGGCCTTCGAGGACCAAAAGGAACGCGAGCTACGAGAAAACACGCCCGAAGTGGGCCGAGAAGTGACGGCCAAGACCAAAAGCGGAGTACGCACTAGGTTCGATATGCTAGGACGGGATGCTGACGGCAATATTTCCTGCATTGAATGCAAATCGTCAGAGACGGCGCCACTGACTCGCAACCAAAAACTAGCGTATCCAGAGATTGAAGAAAGCGGCGCTGTCGTCGTAGGCAAAGGGAAACCGGGCTTTCCCGGTGGCACCGTAATCCCACCAACCAGAGTCGAAATTGTTCGACCTAAACCCTGAGGGAGCAGACATGTCCATTACAAATCCGCAGGTGATCGATATCTGGGCAATCCCGACGTGGGAACCTGACAACGTGGTGTTGTATATCTCTGACCACCTCAAGTGGGGCGGGAAAGCCGAGCAAGGCGAACACCTGCAACTGCTTCAAGACAAGCTCAATACCTACGTTGCATTCATCGAGAGCGGCGAGATCTACACCGAGATCCCCAATGCACTTGGGAAGCACCCCATCATTCGCATCAACGGCTTGTATGAGCTGCCAGAGCAAGGCGAGTTCTTCGTTGACCGCGCTGCGGAGGTGCTAAAGGAAGTGGGTATTGGACTAGAGTTTGTGCTTGATGAGAATGACGCAATACGGAACATGTGACATTTGGTCTGTGCCTGAGGCTTTTTTATTGGGCGCATGCCCCCTGCACCGATCTCTCATTCCCAAGGCACTTGCCTGACACACCGACCGCCACCTGCTCAAAAAAGGATGCGCACCATGCCCTACCGCTATCAAGGCCCGGCCACCGTCACTATGTCGGTGCTGCCAATTGACCGCGACCCGGCAAGCCTCACGACTGAGGATTTCTTCGTTGTGCTGGAAGATGGCGCACCAGGGATGATGCGCGTGAGCTTCCCCGGCGCTTTGCCGTGCCCGCCCAACTCTGATAAAGCTCCTGAGTGGGTGTATATCGTGACTCCCGGACGGACGGTGCAGGGCCGGTGTCAGGGCGGCGAGCGCGGCACCGGGGGTGGCAGCATCGACTTCATGGTAGATGAGTAATATTGAGCAGATCGGCTATCGATCCGACGCGACGTCCGGAGATGATGGACTGACCCCCAAGCAAATCCGTTGGCGCTTGAAGGGCGACTACTTTCAGTTTCCGCAGTATCCAAGGTGCATTATACCAATATGGCCAGCTAGCCATTTTTGCACCCGCCAAGTTGCCTCGGAGCGAGCCATGATCGGCGAAAGCACTACGAAAACCTCAAAATAATCCCCCCAGCGCGTCCGGCTCCCAGTTCATGATGACGAGTTCACCGCTAACCTCAGCCTTCCCCTGACGCTGGTTGGTGTTGCAGTAACGTATGTCCAGCGTCTCGAAGTGAAATCCTTCGAATACGCGGCGGATATCCGGGTGGTCGTTGATGCTGACCATCACCTTGCCTTTGCAACGGCGCATGAAGTCGGCCATCCGCTCATAGTTCTCGAACGGAAAGTCGACCCCATACCCGGCGGTCTGCCAGTAAGGCGGGTCCATGTAGTGGAAGGTATGAGCACGGTCGTAGCGCTCAGCGCATTCAAGCCAAGGGAGGTTTTCAACGTAGGTGCCGGACAAACGCTGCCAGGCGGCCGAGAGATTTTCCTCGATCCGCAGCAGGTTGATGGCCGGGCCAGTGGTGGCGGTGCCGAACGTCTGCCCGGTGACCTTGCCGGCGAAAGCATGGTGCTGCAGGTAGAAGAATCGGGCGGCACGCTGGATATCGGTGAGGGTTTCGGGGCGGGTCATCTTCTGCCACTCGAACACCTGGCGCGAACTGAGTGCCCATTTGAATTGGCGCACGAATTCTTCCAGGTGGTTCTGCACGACGCGGTACAGCGTGACCAGGTCGCCGTTGATGTCGTTGAGAACTTCAACCGGCGCGGCCTGGGGTCGCATGAAGTACAGCGCTGCTCCGCCGGCAAAGACTTCGACGTAGCATTCGTGCGGAGGGAAGAGCGGAATGAGGCGGTCGGCCAGGCGGCGTTTGCCGCCCATCCAAGGGATGATGGGTGTAGACATAGAGAGCAAGACCTTTACTGTATGGATAAACAGGTGCTAGGCTCGCCGCGCTTCGTGCACGGAGTAAGAGCCTTGGCTGGACTTGCAGGGCCAATCTGCAGGGACGGCGGTCGGGCTGGATGTTGACGCATCCAGCCCGTCCGCTCTTTTTTACTTCGGTGTTGAGATTTCTTTGGCGTACGCCTGACAGGACGCCAAGGAGTTCAGTCCTTGGTCGCCAGCTTTGGTGATTCAGATAAGTAGTGGAGCAAACTCAGGCTCAAGTCGGCATTTGTGATTTTTGTTGAGTATCTCGGCAGAACCAGCAATTACCGCCAATAGTGAGAATAATTCACTACCGTCACATTTAAGACAAAAGACCAATCAGATTAAGACGAGTCTTGCAGACGGAGGAATGCCAGGCGCGCACACTCGACTCAATCCACGTTTGAGATACCGAGTCAGATGAAGTACCTGGTCTTCATTACTATTGCCGTAGTCGTTGTCATACTTGGGCTAGCGTCGTATGGCTGGTATAGCCACCTGCGTGATGACGAGGATGATCTTGTTTAGCCGGCGTTCGATTTGTGCGCCACCATCACCCGATAATTCTATCGACCTAACTGCCGCACATAGTCCTGACACGCCGCCAAGGCGATCAGTCCTTGGTCGCCGAAATCGGTGATGTCGATAATTCGTTGAGCATGCGCTGGGTCAAGTTGGGCTCTTGTGGCGCCATGAACCACGCCGCCGGTGGCGGTGGTGGCTGGCACTGAGTCGTTGCCGGCAATATCGGTGGCGTCGAGTAGGACGATCAGCAGTGGCAAGACGGTCGAGCAGGCGACTTTGATCACGTTGGGCATCGCTCAGGACTCGGTAATGGGTTTGCTCACTGGCAGAAAGCCGTTGCTCCAGCGCCAGGCGTTTGTCCTGCTCGGCTTGTTGCTGGGTCGCCGCCGCCAGCGTCTGTTGGTTGAGGGCTTCCGCCTGTAGGCGGGCTTGTTGCTCCAGCTGCTGACCGTAACGCCAGTCCTGAACCTGCCACGCTAACGCAGCAGATCCACCGGCCAACGCGGCCAGCAGCACACCTTTGGTAAGCAGCCAATACGGTGCCGGAATCAGGTCGACGAGACGCATAGCACTGCCCTCGCCCGGCCCCACAACTCCAGTCGATCCGCCAGACCATTGAGGCCGCCGTTAATCTTGCGGGTGATCGCCTCGAACTCATCCCGATCCGCAAGCGCGTTCAGCTCACGCAACCACCAGAACCACGCGGCCGACTCGGCAGCCCATTGCGGCAGTTCGAGCAGCTCAGGGGTGCGCAGCAATCGCTCGTCGCCGAACAAGGCCAGGCTGCAGCGCAGGTAGTTGTTGCGGCCGGTCACCTGGATCAGGCCGCGACCGCGATAGTGCTGGCCATCGCCGTCCGGCTCCGGGGTGTTGCCCAGTTTCTGGGCCAGGTTGCCGGTGTCGTATTTGCTCAGGTACTGATCGCCGCCGAGCTCACGGACGAACTGCAGCTGACCGGACTCGTGGCCGAGCTGAGCCAGGAACGCGGCCTGGCGTTTCGGTGTGTTGATCTGCCGATGGGCCATCGCCGTGTTCAGGGCAGATACAAAAACGCCCGCTTGGCGGCGGGCGTTCGGCATGATGCGTTGCAGCTGTTGTTCCGTGATGGGCATAAAAAACTCCTGACAAAAAAAAGCCGCACTCAGGCGGCGATGGGAT